TTCATACGCTCGCAATACTTTGACACTTCATCAACTAATACTTTCAAAATTGCACGCCTGGACGTTCGATCAGTGTAATTCACCCTAAACCAATTCCATGAATACTCATACTGAAAAGACAGGAACCTATGTGCAAGCGGGTCCACTCCTATATTATCATACATTAGACCTACTATCCTCGCCAAGTTTTGCACTGGAGTACATTTTGATCTATCCATGTTTTCCCCATTGGGCACCGCTACCTTCTGGACGTATTGTATAAAAGGGCGCCAAACCGTATACCTAGGCGCGGAAGGTACAGCGTATTGCTCCAAATAGAAGTTGTTCCACGGTATTATATACTTTTTAAGAAATGTAGGCCCCATATGACAATTTACTTCATGGCCATAAATTTGTTTAACTCCGGAAACCTTACCATCCTGAATGGGCAAATACGTAACTAAAGTGCCATACTCTTTACACTTTTTGAGGAGTGTATGAAAGTATTCTTTCAGAAATTTTTCAAATTCATATATTCCGAATTTACCCCTCAGACACTTCGGATAAGAGTACAAGAAATCATCTCCGAAAAGGACTATAATTATACGACGCAACAGGTTATAATGAAAAAATATTGCTCTCTCCTCTGGCGTACACTCCGACAACGTTTTAAAGATGAAAGTTAAAAAAAAAAAATACTTGCATTATCCATGTATTCCCATGCGAAGTTTCAAAGCTGCCACTAGGCATGACCCCTATTATCAAAGCAAAATCTGTGAACCAACTACAATGCTTACCCGCCAACGCCTCCGCTGCACTTTCCAGTAAGTATCTATACATTCTATACATGTGCGTCTCCTCCTTGGCTACCCACATAGACCCCATCATCATGTAGCACAGCAACATCAGGGCTTTAATTGACATATCAAGTTTGGACACATCCCCGTCCGCAATTAGTTGATCTCCATCTATCACCTTTTTCCATTCACAGGACGGCAAATCTCCACCCACTGTGCCATCATCGTTGGGCAAAACTATTCTAGCATACTGATCCATATGGTCTACACAGAGTAATTTCGCTAATAAATGAGCCCCCCCTTGAGTCCACTTCTGACCTATACGATTGTGAACCATGGGAAAAAAACCTGGTGTAAAATAAGTTCGCTCGAAAGAGTGACGACCACAAAGATCCTGATTCATCCAATCCTGGACCATAAAGAGCATCCTCATTTTCTCTGCTGTGGCCGCATTTGCTAGTTCACTCCAATCTCCATCCGCTACCTCTGATTTGTTCTCTATTTTTGGAGCTATTGTGGCGTTTCCGTGAATAAGTCTCTTCTTTATTGGCACACAATACTTTGACTCTTGAAAAGCTATCCTCATATTACGGTATTTACGCCTGAGCCACAGCGTGGCAGCTTCTTGTCGGTTGCCATGCTTACTAAAATTAATTTTAACACCGCCCACCTCCACTGTGGTATCCTTAACTGTTTTATCGTAATAAACTTTCCCATTACCTGAAGTCTTGAACTTGAACAAGTTG